ATGAATGACAACCGAGTGATTACGGCAGACGACGGGCGTATCGCCCCGGTGCTGCAAGCCTTGAAAAAGGCGACGAAAAATGCGGAACGGCTGACGGAGAATTATCATCCCCCGTTCGCGGGAGAACGATACCTTACGGACAAGGAGGTGATCGCCCTGCTGAAAGTAAGCCGCCGCACCTTGCAGGAATACCGTACCGGACGGAAGATACCCTTTATCCTGTTCGGAGGGAAAGTCCTCTATCGGGAAACGGACATCAAAAAGCTCCTCGCGGAGAATTTCCGTAAAGCCATCCCGTAAAACGGGCGTCGGACAAGCCCGAAAGCCTGTCCGACGCTCATTCTCAATTAAGGCAACCGACTTTGTAGCGGATGACGATCGGAGGCGTCGCACGCATGGGCGTCGTCGCCTTACGCACCAGCCACCTGCGCAGCAGTGCCGCAGGATATGTGTTTAACCGGAACGCGAGGGCGATGACAACCTCCATGCCGTACATGTCCGTACTATTGCCGCCAGCCAGACGGACGCACTTGCAGACCTCGTATGCGTTCAGGGCTTCTTCTTTGAGGACGGATTTGATTTCGCTGCCGACGGCTCCTGCGGTAGTACCGAACAGTTCGACGAGTTCCGGCTCGCTCATCCATACGTCGCAACCCGTTACACGAATGGCATTTTCTTCTATCTTGATGATGTCTCTTTTCATATCTTCAATTATTTGAATGGTAAATAGTCGGTGTTAAATAGCCACTCCCGCAAATTCCTCGACGGAGTTCAGTTGTGCGGCGAGGGCGGTCATATCCTTCTTGACTTTCTCTTTCGTGATTTTGGCGTAAATCTGCGTCGTGCGGATGTTCTTATGTCCCAGAATCGAACTGACCGTTTCGATAGGCATACTGTTCGACAGGCAGACCGTCGTGGCCATCGTGTGACGGCCGGCGTGCCACGTGATTTCTTTCTCGATGCCGCAGATTCCCATTATTTTCTTGATGTTGTTGCGGATGGTGCTGTACTTCGGGACGGGGAATATCTTGCCGTTCTCGCCGATACCTTTGTATTTCTCGTAGATCATCTTGGGAATGTCGAGCAACTGCACCTCCGACAAGACCGTCGTTTTCTGGCGGGAGATATGAATCCACTCGTGATCGTCGAAATACGTGCGGATGTTGTCCTCCGACAGGTTGTACAGTTCGCAGTAGGACAAGCCCGTGAAGCAGCAGAACACGAACAGGTCGCGCACGAGTTCGAGCTTGGGTTTCGCAAAGCGCATATCCATCAGCATTTTCAACTCCTCGTTCGTCAGAAACGACCGCTCCGTTTCCTCCATGCTGATCTCGTGCTTGATGAACGGGTCGCGCACGAGCCATCCGTTCTCGATGGCGATGGTTATCATCTTGCGCAGCGGCATAAGATACACCCATACCGTATTGTGGGTGCAATGGTTTTCCGTGCGGAGGTACAACTCGAAATCGTTGATGAACGCGGGGGCGATCTCTTTCAGTGCGATGTCGTTCACATGGTATCTCGTTTCGAGAAAACATTTCAGGTGGCCGTACACCGTCAGGTATTTCTGCTGCGTGGACTTGGCTCGCATCCCAGCCCTGACCATCTTGTCGAAATCGCTGTTGAACTGGTCGTAAACTTTCATCAGCGTTTCATGGCGGTATTCCAGACCTAAAAAGGCGTTCTTGACTTTCTCCGCCGTAACGAAACCGTCCCGATCCATGATTTCACGGTAATGGTTGTTGATTTTTACACGGATGCCGTCGAGCATCTTGTTCGCTTCCTGTGCAGCGATACTCCGCCCCGTCATGCGTCCGGTTTCGGTATTCCACAAGGCCGGATCGACTGTCATTTTGCAACTGAACTGCGCGGGCTTGCCCCCGTCAATGGTGATACGTCCCATGACGGGAACAGTACCGTCCTTTCTCACGTCCTTTCTTTTCAGATAGAACAACACGCTGAATGTACTTCTCATAACTCACATTTTTTAATGGTACAAAACTATTAACTATGGAGTTATTCGTCGCAATGCAAATTGCAGCATATCAACGCAAAAGGAGCGTGTAATACTTTTTTTTGAGGTCGTCTCCCGAATTTGCCTACCTTTGCTGTAAGCAAAGGCCGCAGAAACCGAAACCCGACTTTTGCCGCCCTGTTTTTTCCGCGTTCCCGGCAGCCTTATTTTTCCGAAAAGAGGTTATGACTTGGTAACGCAACTCCGGTTTTTCTTGGCTTTTTTCGGGGTTCCGTTGGCGTTACCTTTTTTGCTGACATTTACCTAAAAGCCTTTTTTAGAGACCTGTCGCCGTATTTTGCTCTTTTTCTATCCTTGGCTGCATTTTTTTTGCGAAAAATGAAACTTTTTTGTAACTTACTGATTCATAAATGCATTTCGCATGAACAATTTTGAAGAAAGGAAAAAGAGAGAAAATAACTATACATTATATATATACGTGCGCGCGAAGAGCACGAAGAAAGAGAATAAAAACATTTTATAAGCATGCCGGATTGGGTGGTGGCGGTTCTGTCAGTATAGTCGCCGCATCAAAGCAGGGACATTGTTTCACCCACTCTTCCGGCTCTATCTCCCCGTTATGGTTCAGGTCGGGGCTCAGGTCGCGGTGACCGCAAAGCCGGGAACCGGGATAATCCTTCAGCAGCAGCAACACAAGCACATGCAGGGAGTGCTTTTGGAAAAGGGTGCGTGTATCGGCAGGGCGACCGCACTCGTCAAGACCGCCTTCGTAACAGACACCGATGCTACCTGCATTCCAACCCCGGACATGGGCACCAGGCAGGGACAAGGGACGCAGGGACTTGATGTCACCGTTCTTGCGGATATAAAAATGATAACCTGCGCCGGAGAAGCCCCGGCGCAGGTGGTCTGTCGTCAAGTCGTGCTCCGTATAGCAGCGGTCGCAGCGGGTGGCGGAACAATGGACGACGATAAGATTGATGAATCTCATGAGAATTAAAAATTAGAAATTAAAAATTAAAAGTGAAGGAAACCCGCTACACTGTCATGGCATGGGCGCTCAGGGCACCAATAAGCGCGGAGGCTACAGCGATTATCACTTTCAGAATCTTATCCCAAACAGATGATTTTGTACTCATAAAATTAAGGATTAATAGTTAAGAATTAGTGATTAAGGATTAAGGGCTAATGATTAATGGTTAATCATTAGGGATTGATTAGCGATAAGCGATTTGCTTGTGTTCATTAACCATTAATCACTAACCCTTAATCATTCCTTCTTTATCCCAGCGGATTTTCGCCCTGGTCGCCGTCGTCGCCGGAGCCGCCTCCGGAACCACCGCCTTGATTGCCGCCACCGGAGCCGCCCTCCTCGGGCTTGTCGAGCACAAAGCCCACATTCGCCGGGCTGCGGGTCACGGCGGTACTGCCGTTCACCAGCTTCAGCTCCTTGTCGGGGATAAAGCGGATATTCACCTTCGAGATATTGCGCACCGTACATTTGTCCGAGGCCTCCATGCCGGGACAGCGGAACGTCATGTGGAAAGTGCCCAGCTGGTTCAGCTTCACCTTGTCGCCGTTGGCAAGGTTGCCTTGAATCTCCTCCACCAGGGCTTCGATGACGTGCTTCACGTCGCCCTTCGTCATGGCACAGTTTTTCTGAATGGAGGCGGCAAGGACATCGATGTCCACGGTGCCGCAGGTCTTGGGTTTCTGACGGAGATAGTACAACATGGGCGAAGCCGGGTTGCTCACGATTTTACGGCGCTGGAAGCGCTCTACAATTACATCCATAAATTTGAAAAGTTAAGGTTTAAGTTAAGAAAAATGAGTTATAAGAGAGAAGTGGGTAAGGGAAGGGATAGGGCGCCCGAATCAATGATTATTCCTTTTCTTAAGCACATTACAAAGATACAACATTAAGAAGCGGAAGTCAAGTGTTTTGCCATTTTTTTTACTACAAAAAACACGGAGACACAGAGTTTTTCAAGCAATAAGAAAAATCTCCGTGTCTTTGTGTCTCTGTATTCTATAAATTTCCATCCATCACTTTGCATTCCTCGTCAGCCACTCCAATGGTGGTATGTAGTCCACCAGTTTTGTCATGCTTTGGTTATGATGGAAATAGACTTCACCGGTTTTGCCATTACGGTGCTTGGCTATGATGACGATACCCAGGCCATCGGTGGGATAAGTACTCTTCTTATCGACGGTCTTGCCGTAGAGGGCAGGGCGGCAAAGCAGCATTACCATATCCGCATCCTGCTCTATGGCGCCGCTCTCGCGCAGGTTGCTCAGGGTGGGGCGATGGTCTATGCTACCGTCGCTCGCCCGGTTCAGCTGGCTCAGCAGCAGTACGGGGATATCCAGCTCCTTGGCCAGCAGCTTTGCCTTGCGGCTTGCCTGCGCCACTTCCTGCTCGCGGTTACGGTTTTTCTGGTCACTCCTCATGTCACATAGTTGCAGATAGTCCACAATCACCATGTCACAGCGATTCTTGCTCTTCAGCAGGCGGGCGGAAGAACGCACGCGGTCCATGCTCGTCATCGGATGGTCGTCTATCAGTATGGGCAACCGCGACAACTCGGCAGACGCCTCATGCACCTGCCTCACCTCGCCGGGGGTGAGCTGGCCGCTGCGCAGGTGTTGCGGGTCTACCTCCTCCGTAGCTGCAAGCAGCCAGCGGTCGCCCAGGCGCTCGCCTTGCATTTCGAGGCTGAAGACCACCACATGACGCCCCGCCATGGCAGCGGCACGGGCCAGGTGGAGGGCAAAGGCGGTCTTCCCCACCGACGGACGGGCAGCAAGGATGTTCAAGTCGCCGCGCTGCCAGCCCGCCGTAACGTGGTCCAGAGCGTCAAAACCCGTAGGGATACCCGTAATACCGTTGCATCCGTGCTCCATACGCTGCTCCACCTCGGCCAGCGTGTCGTCCATCAGCCGGTCTATGGAGCGAAGGTGGTCGGCTACGCCGCTCTCGTCCTCCAGCCCCTCCAGCAGTCGATGGGCTTCCACCAGAATGTCGTCAATATCCATCGACTCGTCGGCACTGAACGCCAGCAGTTGCTGGAATCCCGTACGCATGATACGCCGCGTGTGCAATTGCCTAAGGATGAGCGCATGATACTCCAGATGAGCACTGGAGCTGACCTTCGAGCTGATGCGTAACAGTTCGTAAGGCCCGCCCACGGCATCGAGTTTGCCACGGGCTGCCAGTTCGTTCTTCAGCGTGATGGTATCTATGGACTTCGCGCTGCGATACATCGATTGCAGGGCGGCAAAAATTTCCAGATTCTTCTCCTCGTAGAACATCTCAGGACGAAGTTTGTCCGCCACCAGAGGCATGGCAGCGCGCTCTATCATGCAGGCACCGATGACAGCTTCTTCGAGGTCACTGTCGTGGGAAAAAGTAGTTTCAGTCATCATATTCATTTTCAAAAGATTTGTCCGCCAGATAGGTGGCGGCTTGTTTACAATATTTTTGGTTGTTCAGATGGTCGTAATATTCGTCGATGTTGTCCAGTGCCCGCTGTTTCTCGCCTGCCGTCAATTTTTTCCATTCGCGACGGGCCCGGCCGATGTTTACCTTGGGATGCTCGGTGATGTCATGAAACTTTTCCCAGAAGATGCAGAAGTCCTCTCCCACCCCAGCCACCGGCGCTGCCTTCTTCTTCCGCGGGGCTGCTTTAGGACGGGCATTGCCAGTAAGGAAATCATAATCGGGGATACGGATGTGCATCACGTAGGGGTTGGCCACCCGCTCCACGATGCCGGCGTCGAACATCTTGTTGAAGAAGTAGCGCGTACGGTTGCGAGGCCACCCCAATATCTCCATCCAGCGAGCCAGGGAAAGTACGGACTCGCCACGTACACAGTCGAAAAGGTGTCCCCTGACGTTGCAGGTCACCGTGCTGTAGTTGACGTGTGTCAGCACAAAGACAAAGGCTTCGAAGGCATCGGCGGCTTTCTCTCCGGTTTTCATATTCATTTGTTCCTCAAACAAGGCTTTGGGGAAGAGGAGATAGCCTTTCTTCAGCATCTCCGTTGTCATGGGTCTCATTTCTTTTTCCATTTTTGTCTATTCTTAATTCGATAATGCGACAAAGGTAAGGGACCAGCCAGGGGGATACAAATAAGCAGTTAGAATCGGCTAAAAATTAATGAAATACATAAGGTGGCGAGAGAGGGGTTCACCTCATCCTCCACCACCCTATATAATAATATACTAAAATAATCAGAATGTATTAGAAATACATTCTCTATTTCGCATATTTTTTAGAGACCAGAAGATACGGATTTTTCACGGTCATATCCTTCACGTGGTCGGGCATCCCCCAGTAGCTCAGGAGGATGCCTATCTGTACGGGGGTGAGGTGGGCAGTCCTGGCGGTATAGCCCTGGTCCGTCAGATCCTTCAGCAGGCAAGCGTGTTCCGCAATGGAACGGCGCAGGGCCTTTACGGCCGAGCAGGCATACGCGTAGTTTGGGTAATAGGCCACTGCCACATCTGCAATGCGATGGCATCCCTCGAGCAGCCATTCAAAACTTTGTTCTTTTATCATTTTGCATATATTTATTAATAAAACATGTTGCAAAGTTAGAATGGGAGGGAAAACTGGGAAAGTTCGAGTGGCAATAAGAAAACTTGCTCAAGAAAAATGAATGTGTCAAAACGGTTGATGACACACCCTCACTGTCTTATTGATAAAAGCAACACTTTCATACTATAATAGTAAAGCACACATTTTGTGTATTTCATGCAACTTATCGGTCAGCGATTTTTTTTAAGAGAGACAGCCATATTATATCTCGCCTGCCTATTAACGAGGAGTTCCGCACTAATCCCTAAGGCTGCTTCTACCATAAGAGCGAAGTCACTGGTTACATCTCCCTCTCCCTCTTGAAGTACCCCAGCACCGTGGCCGGTGTAAGACAGCAGCGTTCCACGCTTTTCAGGCGGCTCTGAAAAGTATATCGGGAGCATAGCACAAGGCAGAACCAAGTATAGTTCAAGCTACGGTGCAAGCGGTGCTGAAGGTGGTCGAAAAAACGGGAAACACGGGCAAAGAAGCTAGCGATACGCTCGCGGGGAACAAAACGGGAAGGCTGTGCGGCAGCATTACGGGAGCGCTTGGCGGTACGTTCCATCTGTGCAAGGGTATACTCCAGTTGCTCGATGTCATTGCGGGTGTTCTCCATGGTTTGTTCCAATTTCTCGCGTCGTGCCTGCTGCTTGGTATATCGTTCTTTTCTGTCAGCGATTCGATTTTTGAGGTCTTCTGCGGTGAGGTTTATTCCTTTGTTCTGGATTGATTTCAT